AGCAAGACTATCAAGTCAAGCAAATTAGGCGTTATCACTGTAGCTACTTCTGAGATCCTCCGTAAGTCTACTCCTGCTATCGAGCCAATCCTGCGCGACGCTATCATCCGTGATACCGCTGCTCTGTTAGACTCTGTTGCATTCTCTGCAGCCGCTGCAACTCCTTTGAGCCCAGCTGGTCTGTTGAATGGTGTAACACCTATCACTGCTACTGGCGTGACAACTGCCGAAGTTATCGCTGCTATGAAGCAAGCATTGAATGCAATGTCTGCTCAGAACCGCACTAGCCGTCCTGTTGCGTTGATGACTCCTGCCGTTCACCTCGGCTTGAGCATGACCATGACAGCTACTGGTTCGTTCGTATTCCAAGGCGAGTTGGCTTCTGGCCGCTTATTAGGTATGGACGTATTGGTATCTAATGCTGCTCCTGCTGACAGCATCATGATTGTTGACGCTGCTGAAGTTTACTTCGGTCTAGGCGCTCCTTCATTCGCTGTAAGCGACACAGCTTCGCTCCAAATGGACGACGCTCCTACAACTGGTCCTGCATTGAACGCTTCTATGTTCCAGCAAGACATGTTGGCTATCCGCATGATCACAACCGCTGGTTGGGCTGATGTTCGTGGTGGCTCTGTACAGTTGATCGACGGCTTAGAAGGCGTTTAATCTGTACCGATTCTTAATTTAACTATTAAGTAAATCTATCTAGCCCATTCTTCGGAGTGGGTTAGAGTAGTTTTATTTATTTCACATACAACAAGGAGTAGTAGATGAGCAAAGGTATCATTCACGATATCGAAGTAGATTATTCAAGAGATAGTCTATTTGACGAGTTAGGATTAATTCGACTTAAAGAGAGTTACATGATGGAGTCGGAGTCAAGTCCTCAAGAGCGCTTTGCATTTGTGTCATCTACTTTCGGTAGCAATCCTGACCACGCACAGCGTTTATACGAATATAGTAGTAAGCACTGGTTATCATATTCTACGCCTATCTTATCTTTTGGACGGAGCAAACGTGGTCTACCGATTTCTTGTTTTCTTAATTACATTGAAGATTCGTCTGAAGGTCTGGTGGATAACCTGTCTGAGACGAATTGGCTTTCAATGCTTGGGGGCGGCGTTGGTATCGGTTTCGGCATTCGCTCTGCTGACGACAAGTCTACTGGTGTTATGCCACATCTCAAAATGTATGACGCATCTTCCTTGGCCTTCCGTCAAGGACGAACCCGTAGAGGATCGTATGCAGCATATCTTGACATCTCCCATCCCGATATTATCTCGTTCTTAGAAATGCGTAAGCCGACAGGCGACCAAAACATGCGCACCTTGAATCTCCATCATGGCATTAATATTCCTGATGCATTCATGGAAATCATTGAGAAGTCGATGCTAGATGCCGACTTTGACGATTCATGGAATCTAGTCGATCCTGCATCTAAAGAGATTCGTGAAAAAGTATCTGCTAAAGATTTATGGCAAAAGATTTTAGAATTACGTATGATGACTGGTGAGCCTTATCTCCATTTCATTGACGCTTCTAATCGAGCTCTGCCACAGCATTTAAAAGAGTTAGGCCTTAAAGTCCACCAATCCAATTTATGTAGCGAGATTATTCTTCCTACAAATGAAAAGCGGACTGCAGTATGTTGCTTATCTTCGCTCAATCTTGAGCACTACGATGCTTGGAAAGATAATACACTCTTTCTAAAAGACGTAGCAGAAATGCTAGACAACGTATTACAATATTTTATTGACAACGCCCCAAACACAATCAAGCGTGCTAAGTATTCTGCACTGCGCGAGCGTAGCATTGGTATCGGTGCACTTGGCTTCCATGCATATCTTCAGCGAAACAATCTTCCGTGGGAATCTCCTATGGCAATTGGCCGCAACAAGAAAATGTTTGAGCATATTCGCACCCAACTAGACGCTGCTAATCAGCAATTAGGCTCAGAGCGCGGAGAAGCTCCTGACGCACTTGGTACTGGTCAACGCTTTAGTCACTTAATGGCCATTGCTCCTAACGCATCTTCATCGATACTTATGGGCAATACGTCTCCTTCAATCGAACCTTACCGAGCAAACGCGTATCGGCAAGACACGCTTTCCGGCTCTCACTTTACTCGCAATCGTTGGCTCAGTGCTATCATTGTAGAGGAGGCAAAGCATCATAAAGAGGGTTGGATAGATGAAGTATGGTCTTCGATTATTGCTAATGACGGCTCTGTTCAGCATCTTGATTGGATGTCAGAGTGGGACCGGGATGTGTTTAAAACATCGATGGAGATTGACCAACGTTGGGTGGTCCAGCATGCTAGTGATAGAGCACGATGGATCGACCAAGCCCAGTCTCTCAATGTGTTCTTCAGGCCCGACAGCCACATAAAATACATTCATGCGGTCCACTTCCAAGCTTGGAAACAAGGACTAAAGACTATGTATTATTGTCGCTCCGATAAGATTGCTAAGGCCGATAAAATCTCTAAAAAGATTGAACGCGAAGTAATAAAAGAAATTAACCTACATAACTTAACAGAAGGCGGCGAGTGTCTCGCTTGCGAAGGATAACATGACAAAACTAAGACTAATTGATGAGCGCAACTCGTTTAAGCCATTTAATTATCCTTGGCAATACGATGTCTGGCTCAAACATGAGCAAGCGCATTGGTTGCATAGCGAAGTCCCAATGGCTGAAGATACTAAAGACTGGAAAAAGAAACTAACTCCAGAAGAAAAACAGTTCTTGACCAATATCTTTCGTTTCTTTACACAAGGCGATATCGATGTTGCAGGCGCATATGTTAAAAACTATTTACCATATTTTCCACAGCCTGAAACTCGCATGATGTTATTAGGCTTTGCTGCACGTGAAGCCTTGCATATTGCTGCTTACTCTCATTTGATTGAAACTCTTGGTTTACCAGAGTCAACATATAATCAATTCTTAGAGTATAAAGAAATGCGCGATAAGCATGATTATGTTTTAGATATCAGTTCGAAGAATGGCACTATTGCCTCTACTGCCGAACATATTGCCGTATTCTCTGCATTTACCGAAGGTCTGCAATTATTCAGTTCATTTATTATGTTATTGAATTTTGCTCGCCACGGTCTAATGAAAGGTATGGGTCAAATCGTTACTTGGTCAATTGTTGATGAAACAATGCACTCTGAGTCTATGATTAGACTATTTAAAGAATATATTAAAGAGAATCCTGAGATTTGGAATGATGAGCTCAAATCAAAAATCTACTCTATCGCTGAAAAGATGGTAGAGTTAGAGGATAAATTTATCGATCTGTCTTTTGCTGGCGCCGATATGCGCGACCTAACTTCTCACGATGTTAAAGAATATATTCGCTATATTGCGGACCGTAGACTTATTTCGTTAGGAATGAAAGGCATCTTCAAACGTAAAAAGAATCCATTACCATGGGTAGAGAATATGATTAATGCTCCTGTGCATGGAAACTTCTTTGAAAATCGTGTTACAGATTACGCTAAAGGCGCTTTATCTGGCACATGGAATGACGTATGGGGTAAGGCTGCATAATGCGTGAAGTTTATGTTGGCAAGACAATCGTTTTACAAAACCAAAAATTTGAGGCAGATGAGTTCTACTTTGTAGAGACTCCTCTTGCTCTCGTAATAGTCTCATCTGGATGCGGAGTTTACGCAGACAGTGAATCCAATTCCAATGAAGGAGAAGAACAATGAATGCAGTTTTAACACTCAAACCGGTTACCGACGCTAAAGGTAACGTATGGCATGCAGGTCAAATCATCGGCCTACCGCCTAAAGTAGCCAAGACTTTTGTAGCATCTGGCGACGCCTTAGATATGGCTGGCACAAACTTTGCCACCGCACCTACACCTGACAATAACGCCGCTGCGGTGAAAGCCCCAGCTGGTGCAGATTTCTCATTGGCAACTGTAGGCATTAAGACTTTATCTGGTAATACACCAGTTCCACCAAAGACGCCTAAGCCAGCTCCAGAGCCAACGCCTGAGCCAACTCCAGAGCCAACGCCTGAGCCAACGCCTGAGCCAACTCCAGAGCCAACACCTGAGCCAACTCCAGAGCCAACACCTGAGCCAACTCCTGAAGAGCCAGCACCAACAGTATAACTATAATCGGAAGGAGGAATCCCCATGGGACTACTCAGTAGTATTAAATCGCTCGTCGCTTCCGACAAAGAGAAAACATTGACAGCAGGTGGATGGGATACTATGGAAGGTTTATTTCCTAGGAACTTTACACCTGGCTGGTTTCAGCAAGGCTATACGCCTGGCGCTAATAAAGCCTTCAACCCTGATGTAGCAGCCGCTATCTCGCTCTATAAACGAGCGCTTATGGCTGTGCCAACTAGACACGTAAAGCGAACTACAGACGGTGCAATTATCGAAATTCTCGATTCATCTGCACTTGCCGAGGTAGTATTCCGCCCAAACATTTATATGACTTGGGCCGAACTAATTGGTGTAATCGTTGACGGTCTATTGACTAAAGGTGAGTTCGCTTGCTTCGTAGAAGAAGATGGTAGAGGTCGTCAATCGACTTTGCACCCACTTCATGACTACCAAATGGTTGCCGCAGTTGATGGCTCAATATTCTATCAACTAAACTTCCACGACTCGATCAAGTATTTAGGTCCTGAGTGGTCAAGTTGGACTGATGACGAAGGTCGACTTTACATTCCTCAACGGTATGTAGTGCACGGTCGATTTGAAGTCGATCCTCGCAATCCTTTGAAAGCCATGGCTCCTTTACATGCTTACGCAAACTCAATTGGCTTAGGCTCGGTTTTGCGTGCTGGTCAAGAAGTATTCCATACAAACAAAGGTCAACCGTCTGGTGTATTGACTACTGACGCCGCATTGACAGCCGAACAAGCTAATCGATTGCGCGATCGTTGGAATGAAATGTCACAGAAGATTATGCAAGGTCAAACACCTATCCTATCTAATGGATTGCGTTGGCAAGCAACTTCAGTCTCGGCCAATGAAAGTCAAGTTGTTCAGTTATTAGGTTTCACTACTAAAGATATCGCTAAAGCGTTTGGTATTCCACCAATCCTTTTAGGTGAAAACTCTGGCGTAACCTACAATAACTTAGAGCAACTTATTTCTGGTTGGAGGACTACTGGTCTCTTGTCCGTGTGTCAAATTATCGAACAAGCATTTGAGTATTCTTACAAATTGCCTAAAGACGAAGAGATGATGTTAGACATTAGTGACTTAGCTCGTGCTGACTTGATGAATAAAGCTGATATGCTGAAGGGCTTAGTGCTCAATGGTATTATGAAGCCAAACGAAGCTCGTGCTCGCTTAGACTTAGCTCCTGTAGCCGGTGTTGCTGATGAATTAGTATCTCAAGCACAGGTCCAACCTATGCAACAGAATGCCGATCAAGCTGACGACAAGAATACACGTGAAAATGCTTTAGCTGACGCGCAGATAGCTCAGACAGAAGCGCAAGCAGTTGCCACTGAAGCTCAAGCGGCCGCTCCTAAACCTCCAAAAGAGGAAGAAGAAAAGCCTGCTCCTAAAGCAAAAGAAATCGATATGGAGTCGCTCGATCTTATGTTGAAAGGCGTATTCAATGGATAACATTGCCATCCTTGACAAACTAAAGGCTATTCTTGGAATCGATGTCGAAAAGAATAATCCGTATAGAGTTCCTAAAGGCCCTAAAGGCGGACAATTTACAAGTCGTAATGCTGGAGGCGGTGGCGCTGGTAAAGAGCCAAAAACCGCTGGCACAAGCGCTGGTAAGCCTACTGCTGGGACAATGTCTCCAGCTGCAGCTGCAAAACTGAAAGCACAACTAGACGCTGCTGGCGGTCCAAAGCGTGATATGGACAAGAAGCAAGTGTCTGGTGCTTATCACTCTGATAACGCTATTACCGATCCGTATTATAAACGTGACGCATCAGATGGCGGTGTGTATTATAGTGGCACTTGGAATAAGTCTGAGAAACCTCCAAAGGGTTATGAAGCTTCCATGCCCAAAGCACCTCGTACAACTACTGTGAAAGAAGGTGATTTCTCGTCTAAGAGCTCATGGAAACCTCCAATGTCTATGACAGATATTGACGGTCTACGGAGCAAAGGTGCTGCCGGAGTATATGCAGCTAGAGTTATGATGAATGATTTGTATGCCCACGCTGCAAAGCGTCAAGGCGCTGGAGTTGAAGCACATAAGTTTGAATCACAAGGTCAAAAGAAGTTTATGAAGGAAAGAGGTTTATCCACTATGAACTGGGAATGGCATCATAAGATTTCCGGCGGTAAAGGTGGCTCTAACTCTGGTAAAAACATGGCTTTGCTGAACGGTGGCGAACACACCGTGGCTCATATGCTTGAGGCTGTTATAAATCCTATTCGCACTGCGAAAGGAACGAAACCAGGCAACCTTGGTGTGTATCCTAGGATTGAAATAGCTACAGCCGCTCGTGCACAGAATAACGTTACTAAACAATTAGGCTCTCAAGCTGGTAAACTGCGTAACGCTAAGTATGGCAAAGACGGTAGCAAGCCTATGTCATCTTCTGAGTTTAAGAAGTTAGAGGCTCGTATCAATCAACAAGTAAAGCCTTACATGAATATCGCTATTAAAGCAGGTGTTTATAAGAAAGGCAGTAAACTCTTATTTGATAAAAAAGGCGTTGTGTATCAGAAAAATAACGCTATCAATGAGATTCGTGGCTATCTAACTAAAAACCCAATCGAACCATCTAAGGTATAATCATGGCATTTACAAAAGACAATGCGCTCGATTTATTCTACGAATATCTTGGGCAACAAGACGACTTTGAGACAGAATGGAATATCTTCCAAGATTTCCTTGACACTGAAGAAGAGTTGACGAAAGAAGGCACTATTGACTTCCTTGAAATCCTTATCGAAGGATTAAATGAAGACGATAAACCGCCAAACAAACGAAAGGCAGATGCAATAGCGAAAGCACTTGCAGTTGCAAACTCGTAAACAGTTTTCTGAAGGCTCCTAAACACGGCCTTTGGAAAGTTGTTTACTTCTCACGTAATTAAAATCGGCTTCACGATAAGGAATAGAAACATGACAGTAGAAAAAGGCCTAGTTGCCGTTGCAACGCAAATGAAACAATACGTGGATGAAAAGGACCAAATCGTCCTTGACATTATCCAAGAGTCTAATGACAAACTAAACGAAGTATATGATTTAGTGAAGTCTATTCCAGCTGGTGAGCAAGGCCCACAAGGCGAGCAAGGTCTCCAAGGCGAGATCGGCCCGCAAGGCGAAAAAGGTGCTGATGGTCAAGACGGTAAGAGTATTACTGTTGAAGAGGCTATCGCATCACTTATTGCTGATGAAGAGTTTTTAGCTGCCGCCAAAGGTCCACAAGGCGAGCAAGGTCTCACTGGTGAAAAAGGTGAGCAAGGTGTTGCAGGCGAATCTGTAACGCTCGAACAGGTCAAAGAAGTCCTAATCAACGACGTTGAGTTTGTGAAATCTTTAGTTGGTGAAAAAGGTGACACAGGCGAGCAAGGTCCTCAAGGAGAGCAAGGTGAATCTGGTCAATCAGTTACAGTACAGGACGTCAAATCAAGTCTCTTATCTGACGAAGAGTTCATTAAATCCGTCACAGGACCTCAAGGTCAAGAAGGTCCTACCGGCCTTACTGGTGAAAAAGGAGAGCAAGGAGAACGAGGCGAGATTGGACCTGAAGGCCTAAGTATTAAGGCTTTTGAGATTACCGAAGAAGGTGCTCTCACAATCGAAATGAATGATGGTCAATCTATCGATCTCGGCGTAATTAAAGGTGCTGACGGTCAGAACGGTATTGACGGCAAAGACTTCGATGCAGAAGAATTTCTCCAGCTATTTAAATGTGATAACGATCTAATCGAGGCGCTTAAGGTATCTCCAGAAGATGTCAGGAAGCACTTGGATGACATCGTTACTGAATGGAATAGTAGCTATAGTGAGCAGTTTAAATCTGTGCTCCAAGACACTCAGGCTCAAGTCGAGGCTAAGTTAGCTACGGTAGATGAGTATATAGCAAATCAAGAGGTAGCTCTAAAGGCTGCTGAAGAAGAGTTGGCCATCACTAAATCGTCTCTAGAGGACGAAGTAAAAGATGCCACTAGTGAACTCATCGAGATGCAAAAGGCCGCTGTGGCCGAGCAACTCTTTGAATTCGACAAAGCGATTGCTGTGGCTAATACCAAATCTATTCAATTAGAAATGGCCATTGCCGAGGCTAATCGAGCTAAAGTTCAACAATGGACTCCTGATACAGTTATAAAAGCTGGCTCATGGGTCGAACATGATGGAAGATATTATGTTGCCAATCGAGATAGTGATAGCGTTCCTGGTAATAGCACAGCTTATAGCCTCGTGCTTCGTGGCTTTGAGTTTCGTAAGGCTTGGAATGCTGATACAAATTATGAAAGACTCGACGTCGTCATCTCGTCGTCGGGGTCTGCTTGGATAGCAAATAAATCCCAACCTGCTGGCGAGCCTGGCTCAACTCCAGATTGGAATTTACTGTGCAAGCGCGGTGAACGTGGTATCAAAGGTGACTTAGGTCC